AAAGCCACATTATTAATAGGTCATTCGATTATAGGATTTGACATACCTGCACTTAATAAAGTGTTTGGTAAGAAATTTGAATATGAAGGTGCAGTTCTAGATACCTTATTATGTTCAAGACTTATTTGGACTAATAGAACAGATATAGACTTTCAATATAAAGAATTACCACCAAAACTATATGGAAAACATTCACTAGAAGCATGGGGTTATAGAGTAGGACTTCGCAAAGGAGATTTTCAAGAACACAGTACTTTTGATATTTGGACAAAAGACATGCAAGATTATTGTGAAAGAGATGTCGAAGTTTGCCATTTACTTTATAAATTAATTGAAAAACAAAACTATTCTAAAGACGCAATTAAATTAGAACACCAATTTGCTTATTGGACACATAAACAAGAACAAGGCGGTGTTGATTTTGATGAGACTTCTGCTCAGAAGCTACATTCAATCCTTACTAAAAGAAGACTAGAGTTAGAAGAAAAACTTTCTCTAGTCTTCGGAACTATCAAAAAATCTATAGGGTTTAAAACTTTTAAAAGAGATAATATAAAAAGAGGAATTAAAGCAGGTGTTCCAATAGAACAATTTAAAACTGAAATATTTAATCCTAATTCAAGAGACCAAATAGCAGAGAGATTGAAAACTTTAGGGTGGAAAGCAAAAGCATTTACTGCAACTGGAAAACCAGAAGTAAATGAAAAAGTCCTAAAAGAACTTTCTTATCCTGAAGCAAAATTAATATCAGAACATTTACTAATTCAAAAACGTCTGGGTCAGCTTTCTGATGGCGAACAGGCATATCTTAAATTAAATCATAAAGGAAAAATTCATGGAAAAATTAACACAAACGGTGCAGTTACAGGTCGCTGTACGCACTTTAACCCAAACCTTGCACAAGTTGTTTCAAAAGCCAGTAAGTATGGTTCTTCAATGCGTCAGCTTTTTGTTGCTCCTTCCAATATGGTTATGTTTGGCATTGATTTTCGTGGGTTGGAGCTTCGTTGCTTGGCAAATTACCTGTATCGTTATGACAGTGGTGATTTTCAAAAATCATTACTTGAAACAGATATACATACCAAAAATCAAAAACTTCTCGGATTGGAAAGTCGTGATAAAGCTAAAACTTTTATATATGCTTACATTTACAATTGCGGAGATAAGAAGCTCTCTGAACTACTTGATGTCTCTATTTCAGAAGCAAGACGAATAAGAAGTACATTTGAAAAACTTTTACCTGCATTAAAAACTTTAAAACAAGCTGTCGCAGTTAAATACAGAAATCAAAAATGGATTTATGGTTTAGATAAAAGAAAGTTAATGTTAAGGGCAGAGTTCAGTTCTTTAAATACTTTAATCCAGTCTGCAGGAGCATTACTTGTAAAGGCAGGAACAATTATATTTAATCAAGATTTAGTTAGAGCAGGTTTCAAATGGGGTGAAGATTATCGAATGGTTTTACACGTCCATGATGAAATGCAGTTTGTAGTTTGCAAAGATAAAGTAGAAGAATTTAAAAAAATAGCTAACCAGTTATTTGATAAAACCCAAAAATATTTTGATTTCAAATGTCCATTGGCAGGAGAAATTAAGATTGGTTCTAATTGGAGTGACACACACTAATAAATTTGACCTAGATTTACAATTTGGTAAAAAATTCGAAAACGCATTTCAAAAGTTTGCAAATGGAACTCTTGAATGTAAGTGTGATAGAATTTGGCATAGAACAGGCAATGTATATATAGAGACTGAAAGTAGGGGAAAACTTTCAGGCATCAATAAAACAACCGCTAAAAACTATGCTTTTTGTCTATATTCAAAAGACAGAAATGATGATGACCAAATTTGGTTAGTTATTCCAACTCATTTATTAAAAGAATTTATTAAAGATTATCCCATTAAAAATGGTGGAGATAATTATACTTCCAAAGGTCATATCGTTCCCGTCAAAGATTTAATTGATTTTCAAATTCAACAACAAAAATTTCATGTCCAATAAATTTAAATATCAAAAATATAGAATAATTTGGTTTGACCCAACTGCAAATTCAGAATGGCAATCTAAAAAAGAATTACAAGAATTTACACCTGAACAATGTGTAATAGAAGCATACGTTTTTTCTAAAGATAAGAAATTCGTTAAAACTTTTTCTTCATGGACAATAGATGGAGATGGAGAATTTAACTTTGGAGACACGAATGTTTTACCTAGAGCAACAATAATAAAAATGGAGAAAATATATGACAGAACAAAATGAAGCACACTTTGAATTGCATGATGCAAACAAAGATAAAATATTTCAAGAAAAGAAAAGAATGAAGAACATGAATGAGTTCTACCGAAATACTGAAAAATATATGTTGGTAGATGGAGACTTACTCAGTTACAAAATTACTTCTGGTTTAGAAGAAGCTATTGACTGGGGAAATGATGATTGGACTTTATGGTCTGATTTTAATTTAGCAAAACAACTTTGGCAGCAATCTATTGGTTTTTATATGGGTTTAACAAAATCCAAAAATCCAATTATTTGTTTTTCTGATAAAAAGAATTTTAGAAAACAATTAGATAGTGATTATAAATCTTTTCGTAAGAAAATCAGAAAACCTATTTGTTATAAACCATTAAGAGACTGGATTGAGAAAACACATCAGTGTGTTTCTTATAAAAATCTAGAAGGTGATGATGTAATAGGTCTATTAGCTACTGGAAAATATAAAAATAATTGTGTGATAGTTTCTGGAGATAAAGACATGAGAACAATTCCTGCATGGCAAATGTGTATTGTTGATGACCAATTAGAAAAGGTAGATGCAAATTTAGCTGACCATTTCTTTTGCACACAAGTTCTCACAGGAGATAGCAGTGATGGTTATAAAGGTTGTGTAGGAGTTGGTGCAATAAAAGCATCTAGAGTTCTTTTAGATAAGAAAAAACTTAGCGAACAATGGGAAGCTGTCATTAGAGAATATGTCAGAAATAAATATGTTATTGATGATGCTTACCATCAGGCAAGACTTGCCAGGATATTAAGAGAAGGCGAGTACGATTATAAATTAAACAAACCAATATTATGGAGTTATGAATATGAACACTACAGACATTTTAGAGAAAACAAAAAAGTTAATTAATGAAAGTCGCCATGATGAACATGGAGATAAGTTAATTAACCATGAGAATATTTCTAGATTGTGGACTGCTTACCTTCAAAATAAATTTAAACTTAACCTAGTAATTTTACCTGAAGATATTGCAAATCTTATGTCACTTTTAAAGTTGGCAAGAACACAGTCAGGAAAGTTTAATCTTGATGATTGGATTGATGCTTGTGGTTATGTCGCAATTTCAGGTGAAATAGCTAACAAGCGGAATACTATAAAAAGTTCCACTTTAGGAGTATCTAATGGAAAAAAAGATAAAAATACCACAGATAAGTAACGATTTAATAAAGTATTTAGACGATATTTTTCCTAACAAAAGTGCTGACCTTAAAGATACTGAAAAAGAAGTCTTCTTCAAAGGGGGACAAAGGTCAGTTGTTAATCATTTAATCAAACAAAAACAAATACAAGAGGAGAATTAATATGTGTGTTTCAATAAAAGCACCTGCTCCGCCACCTGCTCCTGAACCAATACCTATACCGCCAAGAAATACAGTGTCAGGTGCGGTTACTAAGCAAAATGCACCTATGTATGCAGATGCAGAAGGTAGGAATGTTAATGTTGCTTCAACAGTTTCTAGAAGAAGAACTGGCAGAGGCACGTTAAGAATACCTTTAGCAAGTTCAGGTCTTACAGCAAGTGGCTTAAATTTACCTTCAAGTTAATAGTTAATGGAACGATATGTCTTATCGGATAAAGCAATAGAAGATAGAAGTTCTATTCAGTCACAATACAATAAATTAGAAATTAAAAGAGAAACTTATTTAGAAAGAGCAAGAGATTGTGCAAAATTAACAATCCCAACTTTATTTCCTGACAAAAGTGTAAACGAAGCTACAGAATATAAAACTCCATATCAAAGTATTGGAGCAAGAGGTGTAATGAACCTAGCATCTAAATTGATGTTAGCATTAGTTCCACCCAATGCACCATTTTTCAGACTAAGTGTAGATGATTTAGTTTATAGACAAATTCAAGCAGACCCAAGAAGTAAAAGTAAAATTGAAGAAGGTTTATCTAAAATTGAAAAAGCTGTCATGGACAATTTGGAAGTTTCTAATGACAGAGTTGCCATATATGAAGCTCTGAAGCAGTTGATAGTTTCTGGTAATGTACTTTTAAAATTAACAGATAAGGGTTTAAGAATTTATCGTTTAGAAAACTATGTAATTAATAGAGACCCACAGGGTGCTGTTTTAAAAATTATAATTAAAGAAGGTATTAATATAAATACTTTACCACCTAAAATTAGAAAAGCAGTTTTAGAAGGTAAAGAAAACCAGGACGAATATAAAGATAAAGATTTAGAATTATATACTTGTGTTACTAGAGAACCTAAAGGTTATAAATTAGTACAGGAATGTCATAAGAAAATTATTTTAACTAAAGAATATAAATTAGATAATTTACCTTTTATTGCTTTAAGATTTAATCGTGTTGATGGCATGGACTATGGAAGAAGTCATGTTGAACATTTTTATGGCGACCTTCGTAGCTTGGAAGGTTTATCAAGAGCAATATTAGAAGGTTCTTCAGCATCATCAAAGATGCTTTTTATGGTTTCACCAAATGGAACTACTAGAGCATCAGCATTAGCAAAGGCAAGTAATGGAGCAATCATAGAAGGAAATGATGGAGATGTTTCAGTTTTACAAGCTAATAAGTTTGCTGATTTTCGCATCAGCTTTGAAATGATGAATAGAATTGAAACAAGATTAAATTTTGCATTTTTATTAAATGCTAGTGTCCAACGTCAGGCAGAAAGAGTTACAGCTACAGAAGTACAATTGGTGGCTTCAGAACTTCAAGACGCATTAGGTGGAATTTATGGACTACTTACTACAGAATTTCAGTTGCCTTATATCACTGCAAAACTTGCAATGTTAAGAGAACAGAAATTACTACCAGACTTACCTAAAGATATTGTGCGTCCAAAAATTATTGTTGGAATGGAAGCACTTGGTAGGGCATCAGACAGATTAAGACTTTTACAGTTTATATCTGATTTGGCAGGAACTTTAGGTGCAGAAGTTTTAGCAAAACATCTTAATTTAGACGATTGTATTAAAAAGTTCGCAGTTGCGAATGGAATAGATACCGATGGATTATTGAAAGATGCTGAACAAATCCAACAAGAACAACAACAGGCACAGCAACAGCAGTTTGCACAACAGGCATTAGCCGACCCTAGAGTAGCGATAGAAGCAGGAAAACACATTACTAACTCTGGCAAACAATTAGCTGTAGGTGAAGAAGGCGGTGTCTCAATCGCAAACACAGAGGAACAATAATATGACAGAACGAGTAGAAATAAAACCAGACGACACTAGTGAAACATTAGAACAGTCTGCAGAAAAACTTCAAAAAGAAGGTGTAGATGTATCTAAAGACGTTGCTACTAATCGAGATGGTGAAACAGCGACACTTACTGAAGTTAAAAAAGAAGAAGTACCACAAGAAACAAGACCTGAGTGGTTGCCAGGAAAATTTTCTAATGCGGAAGAATTGGCAAAAGCATACGGAGCATTGGAAAAACAATTTTCTGCTTCAAGACCTAAAGAAGAAGTTAAGGAAGATATTAAAATTCCGGGTCAAGCAAAAGAAGTAGAAGGAAAAAGAATTTCATCTTTAGATAAATTCTATGATGAATATGCTGAAACAGGTTCTTTAACTGATGATAGTTATAAAGAATTGTCTAAACAAGGTTTAGATAAACAACTTGTAGATGGATATATTGAAGGTCAAAAAGCATTAGCAGATAATCATACTAAATCCATTCAGGACACAATTGGTGGAAAAGAAAAATATGGTGATTTAATTGATTGGGCTTCAAAGAATTTATCTGAAACTGAACAAAACGCATTTAACAATATAGTTGATGGTGGAAATCTAGAAGAAGCTAAGTTCGCTGTTCAAGGTTTAATGACAAGAGCAGGAATGTCTAGCAATCCTAGTCCTACTTTATTTGAAGGAACTTCAGATGTAACACCTACTGATGCTTATGAAAGTGTTGGTCAAGTTACTGATGCTATGAATGACCCAAGATATGAAAAAGATAGTGCATATCGCAAAAAGGTTACTGAGAAGTTAGCTAGAAGTACAGTTATCTAATGCCGAGAGATTATAAGAGAGAATATAAAAATTATCACTCTAAAGCAGAACAAAGAAAAAATCGTTCAAGCCGAAATCTTGCAAGAAGATTAATGAAAAAGAAATTAGGTATTAATAAAATTAGAGGAAAAGATATAGACCATAAAGATAAAAACCCAAGAAATAATTCTAGAAAGAATTTAAGGGTTCGTTCTAAATCTTATAATCGTTCACATAATTATGCTTAACTTTTTAGTTCCTATTCTTAAAAATCCTTTAACAAGATTAATAGGACAAAAAATTATTGGGGGCATACAAAATAAAATTGAGAAAGATAAGATAATAAAAGCTAGAGAAATTGAAGCGGCAAAAACTGTTGATGTTGCCAATATTAAAGCAAGTTCAAGCAGTTTTCGTGACGAACTTTTAACTATAATTATTAGCGGAATTTTGATTTGTACATTCTTGCCTATTACCCAACCACACATGATTAAAGGTTTTGAAATCATGAGAACAGCACCAACCGAATTTTGGTGGGCAGTTTTGATAGTTTTTAGTGGAAGTTTTGGAATTAATTCAATTAACAAATTTAGGAATGGCAAAAAAAAGTAGTGGCTAAACCTAAGTATGGTGAAAAAGTTAATTACAAAAAAACCCACAAAGGAACTTCAATAGGTAAAAAACCTATAACTTCCACAATGAATAAGAATAAAAGAAAAGGCAGAAGTAAAAAACAGATAAGACAAAGTAGAAGAAGAAGTAAATAAATCTCATCTTTTTTAAAAGAGAGATGACTATTTAAAATTAAGGTTGCCAGTTACGACTGATAACTTCCCCAAA